CATCTATTAATTCTAGGCCTCTAATGCAATCCCTTAAGTTTCTCTCCAGTCTTTCTGATCGAATCTTAGATTCATCAGATCGTTGGTCTCTTATTGAGATCATTCCAGATATGAAGAGGACTCCTTTAATTAGGGAGTTTCTTCATTTTCTGGATACTGGTGACCCCTCATATCTGGAGTTTATCCTCAGTTTCTTAATCTTCGGAAAGAAGTTAAGAGTTGAGGATTCCTCCTTTTATGACACCGCATTTCGCGAGTGGTTAGGGGTAGAGGAACGGATTGGTTGTATGAAATTCTCGCCTAATGATTCCAACGTGATTTTATTACGTTGGATCATTGGAGATCTTCTCTCAGGATTTACTTTATCTCCCCTGGTTCCGAAATTCGGTCCAGGGAAGGTTAGTGAGTCCTATGTGAAGAATGTGGATGATAAGTTTGATAGGCTTATCTTCCATAAGAATTTCCTACGTTTACTTCAACTTTCTGGTTTGGATAACCAAGAATGTTTGAAGTATCTCAAGTTTATCTGTTTAGATAAACTTGGGGACGAGAGGGAGCCTCCTGCAATCGACGTGAATGGTTTTATCTCTAGGCTCAAATTTGTGCCAAAAGATATATCCAAATCACGTTCGATTTGCATGGAGCCTAACGTTCTCATGTATGTGCAACAAAGCATATTACATGATTTCGTTATATGCTTCCGTGGGGGTTTGATGCGACGATTTGTCGATCTAAACGATCAAGTTCCTAATCAAAGGGCTGCTGAATACGGCTCTTTGACTGGTCTTGTCGATACGATCGACTTATCGAGTGCGTCTGATTCTGTCAACTGGGATCTCGTACGTCTTATCTTTCCAGATGAGATAGTTGAGATCCTTGGTTTGACTAGATCATACGCTACTAAAATACCTGATGGCACTACATATCCAATGAAGAAGTTTGCGCCAATGGGGTCAGCTTTATGCTTCCCCATTCAGTGCATAATCTTTACTGGTTTATGTATCCTATCCGGTATTCGCGTCATGTCCGATCGTCTGAGTATACACTCAGAGGACCTCTATCTTAATCTAAGAAGGGATAGTTATCATGGTTTATTCCATGATGACTATTTCTATGATTATTATAGAGGGCGATTCGAACCACCTCGTGTCTTTGGAGATGATATCTGTATAGATACTCATCTCACAGACACACTCATCACCTTTTTGGGCCAATTTGGTTTTATCGTCAATAAGTCAAAAAGCTTTATTGGCGGTAATCCCAACCGAGAGTCCTGTGGTAAATACTACCACAAAGGACATGACATAACTCCAGTTCGTTTTTTACTGGGGTTTCGCTCTTCGCTTCATGATGCGAAGGCTATGTCATCCCAAATAGCTTACACAAATAACTGTTTTGATAAGGGTTACCTAGCTCTTAGGCGACTCAATATCAAACAGCTCCATAAATGGAATCGAAAGATCTCATTTATTGGAGACGATTCGAATGTTTTCGGAATTAAATCCGAAAAACCTTTGAATCGTCATCTCAAATTAGTTGGCCGTCATGACAGGCAACCTAAAGGTTGCCATGCTTATGATTACCAGCGAACCGAGATGCATTGTGTAAACGATATAAAGAAAGGTAGGATATTGCTTTGTACACAATATTCCGATCCTTATCTTTATATGAGGTGGTGGGC